CGAGACAGTCACATCGTCTCGCGTAAAACCATTGGAGAGGAGCTTGAAGTTAACCTATGCGATTTCGAGAGAGGATAGTATCCCCTGCAAACACAAATTCCATTATCGTTGGGAAGATGCTTACGCGTCGACGCAGCGACAATGTTATTGTATCTACCACCACATTTACTGCTGGTGGTGGATCCTTGAAACCGTCTCTACAGAGAACCCATGATTCAGTTCATGTAGGTCCTCCGTATACGGAAGGAGGAGAATTCCAATCTGTTAAGATTTCGCTACCTCAAGAAGAGGTTAAGGGCGTAGTTAATGTAAAACAGCGTCCAGATCTTACGGACGGTAGTACTTACCTTAATTACGAAGGTGGTTTCGTACCAAACTTTGGTGGCACAGATAATCTCTATGAGGGACTTTATAGTACCTCTGGGATATTCTTTGTTCCAAATTTTGTCGATCCAATCTTCCCTCAATGGAAAACTTCGGGGTCATCGGCTTATAATCGTTTAAAGCCGAGGCTGGAAAAGGCTGGCTTGGGGGTCGCGTTGCGTGAAGCACGCGATATTCCAGGAATGTTGAGACAAACTGCCAAAGGATTCCATGATATATGGAAAACTATGGGAGGTGACATCAACGCTCCCTTCATGAAGCCTAAGTCCTTAGCGGACAATTTCCTTAACGAGCAATTCGGCTGGGTGCCTTTTCTGAGCGACATTGGCAAAATTGCCAAGGTCTATCAAAACTCAAAGCGCTATATCGATGAAACTACTCGAAATAACGGTCTTTGGGTGAAAAAGCGCGCAACCCTTGTAGATTCGTTTACTGTCACTCCTGTCACAACTGGCGTTGCTATTGCTACTCCTAGCGTTAGCACCGCACCGTTTGACTTCTTGTGCAAGAAACGTCTGGTGAAAGGTTCGCTTCAAAACGCTGTTTACCAAATCACTGAAGAAGAATTACTTCATGAATGGGCAACAGGAAGCTTCTTATCTTATCGTCCAGAATTCGATGTTCTTCGCGATGATTATTCATCTGCGTGGAACTCTATACAACGTCAAATGACTTTATATGGCGTTCGTATTACACCATCGAACATCTACAAAGCTACCCCGTGGACATGGCTTGCTGACTGGTTTTCAAACACTGGAGATCAAGTAGATCTTTTCAATGATTTGATAGTCGACAGCATAGTCAGTCGCAAGTTGTACCGTATGCGTCACCGTACTAGAAGACTGGCCTTAAACCAGACAATTTTCTTCCATACCGGTGATGTGAACGTTGAATGGGGTCGGATTTCCGAAATCAAGCAACGTTTAGGTGCAACTACTCCATATGGTTTCGACCTGTCTTGGGATAATCTAACCCCAAGACAAGGAGCAATACTCGCTGCGCTCGGGTTATCCCGTTCGTTTTGAGTATCGTGGCTAATGATTCCCCTATGTCAATACTTGGGAAATTGACCTCTAGTCATTAGCTAAACCCCTTATTAATTCGGAGGTTAGCTGAATGCTTAGTGATCCACAATCTGTTACTGTTAACGCAGTGGCTCAATCTCTACCTCGTGTAGAGGTTGGTACTCGTACGTCGACGTATGAGAAGAACGACGGGACTTTCCGTCTCGAAGTATCTCATCAAACGACAAATAAAGGTCGGACACGTCATGTCGTCCGCTTTATCGAGAAAGCCGTCGTCACGAATCCTTTGGATTCAACTAATGATTTTGATAGCTATGCTATCACGATCATTGACGATCGTCCTGGCTTTGGTTTTTCTATGACCAGAGCCGAACAACTGCATGCCGCGATTTTTGCGTGGTATAACACTGCCATGGTCGATAAAATCTTCGGCCAAGAAAGCTGAGGTTTACACCATGAAGTTATCGCAAGTCCTCAAAGTAATCAAGGAGATTAATGAAAATTTAACTCTCCTTGACTCAGTTGTTGATGTCGACAGAATTGTTGGCATCTCCAACGCTCAAGGTAAGCCTGCAAAGCTCATCCGAGCTGCTCTGATTGCATCAGAAGCCGCTCAAGATGTTGTTCAGCAGGCTAGTGATACTCGGAAACGATTATCACCTGCGAAAGCGGAGAAGAAGAAAAAGTCCCCCAGAAAGGGTGGTACCTAATTCTCTTCGTGTGACAGATTGCCGTCTTTGACGGAAGCTAAGCACGTCAGTTCAATAACTTTCCTCCGTTATCGGAGGTGTTATGGAAGAGAACGTAAGTAACCTCTTAGAATTAGCCACGAGTATCTATATAGATACTTGTGCGCGATGTGTTGCTTCTGTCTCTGATTTACGTGATCTTGATACTTTAAGATCACGCGTCAAAGATGAAGGTCTGTCATTTCTGACAATCACCTTACCCGACTTCTGCTCTGATTTTGAATCAGCGCTTAGTTCGGGTCAAATTGCCTCAACACATTTTAGAAGATTTCGAAAATGTGGACGTATTCCCTCGTTTTTAAAGGGGATCGTCAGGCATATCTTTGACGATGAGACAGGGAGGATTTACGATGATCAAGTTCATTGTTCTCCAGATCCTACCCATCTTTATGTTGACTGCGTCAGACAAATTTGTCTCGCTTTCAAAAAAGTTGGGTTACCGTGCAGCCCGAAAAGGGTCTCCGCGGCTCTGGAGAACTACATCGCAATTGAGCAGTCCTTTGAGATGTCACAGGTGCCGAGAGAAGATGCAGATGAGTTTCATCGTGTATCTTCTGTGTTGTGGGACAATATCTTGGCTAATATACGCCTTGATATGTTGGTCCCTAAACACGGTCCCGGTGCCACCGCCGATAAACTCTCCGGTAACGGAAAGTTTCGTTGGCGAAGCTGGCATGACCGTCTCGAACCATTCTTTCCCTTCCTAGGATTCGGTCTTCCGATCGGATCTTATGATTCGAAAGAATTCGAGAAAGTAACGTTTATCCCAGCGGAAGACGAATTACCTGTTAGGGTAATCGCCGTTCCGAAGACTCTCAAAGGACCCAGAATAATCGCGGCTGAGCCCTGCTCAATGCAGTATGCTCAGCAAGCCGTCCTTAAGGTTCTTGTTAGAGCTATTAAGGCTTCTGATTTAACTTCAGGTCATCTAAATTTTGATGATCAGTCTGTTAACCAGCGACTTGCGATTATTGCGTCAAGATCGGGTCGGTATGCAACTATCGACTTAAAAGATGCAAGTGATAGAGTTCCTCTTGACCTTGTTTCTCTCATGTTCGATTCAAATCCCGATTTAAGGGATGCGATTCTTGCATGTAGATCTACGCATGCAAAACTTCCTAATGGCCTAGTAATAGGTCCTCTTAAGAAGTTTGCATCTATGGGTAGTGCTCTGTGTTTCCCTGTCGAGTCGATGTATTTCTATACTATTTGTATAGCGGCTCGACTTAAGAAACATAACCTCCCTTGTACTTTTAGAAACGTTAAAAACGTTTCTAGGGGTATATTCATCTATGGTGACGATATTATCGTCCCCAATGATGATGCAACTGTTGTTTTTGATTACCTACAAAAATACCACTGTAAGGTAAATATGCTCAAGACATTCTCTACTGGAAAATTTCGAGAATCTTGCGGCATGGATAGCTACAATGGCGAGCAAGTAAATCCAGTTTACGTTCGCTGTTTGGCGCCCGAAAACAAGCGGCAAGCGCATGAGATTATCTCTTATGTCGCTACGGCAAACCTCTTTTATAAAAAGGGATTCTTCCGTACGGCATCTCTTCTTTTTACTAAAGTTGAGAAGATACTAGGGCCTTTGCCCTATGTATCAAGAGATTCCCAAGCTCTTGGACGGAAAACCTTCCGGAACGCACGTTCCTTCTCACGATGGAACGTGAATATCCAGTGCTTTGAGTTTAAAGCCTGGGTTCCGACCCCAATTCATCGCAGTGACGAATTGGTCGGTTTTTCGGCTCTTTCTAAGAGTCTTCTCAATCTCGATGCCAGAGATTTAAAATCTGACATCGTTTTTGATTACTCTTCGTTAGAGCAATCTGCACTGCACGGAGCAGTCACATTAAAACTCCGTTGGCTTGTGGCTACATAGCCACTTCCTGATTTATCAGGTGGGGACTCTTTTTGATACCTCCTTTTTAGGTGGAATCATTGCAGTGCGGAG